CGCCAGCAGTAACTCCGGCGATGTACGCGATGAAGTTTTCCATGCTGACAACTTCGTCTCCGATCTTGTATCCCTGGTCGACAGAGATGATACCCTCGTAGTCCGCAGTAGCGTAGTTGAATACAACCGCCTGAACTTTCTTGCCAGCGTTCTCACGCAAATCCTGGATGTAGCCCTTGACCTTGGGCGGAAGAGTTGCATCCTTCGAGGTGATTGCCATAACGTTCCAAACAGCGCTGGAACATTTCAACATGAACGCGTCGTAGTCTGTTACAGCAACTGCCGTACCGTTTGTACCCGCGGTGTCTGTGCCCAAAGTTGCGCCTGCAAAAGGTACAAAGTCAGGATCACCGCTGCCGGTGTTGGAAATCGTAAACCAACCGTTGTTGACGTAAGACGACAGTTTGGTAACAACCTGCCTGTCGACTTCAACGCCTGCGATAGTTGTAACGAGCTCCAAAACGTTCGTTGCGGCATTCTGCACGCACGAAACTGTAATGGAGTTTCCGAAAGTACCTCCGTGGGCTGCCGTAAGCGTGATGGTTGAGGCTCCAACAGTAACCTCTGTGGAAGCTTTTACGGGAGACTTGTTAAGCCGACCCACCAAAGCGGTTCCAGCGTTTTTGAACACTTCTCTCAGCGGAATTGCAGCCTCATCCGTGGGATTCAACCCAAGCGTTTTCAAAGCTTTTCCACTGACAAAATCGTTCGCGGTAATCTCAATGAGGTTCTCAGAATCTCCCCAAGAAAGATCCATGGGAAGAGCGACGATACCTCTCGTACCGGATACGAGATTAGAGCTTGCAGCGCTCTTGAATACCATATACGCACCCGGACGAATCTTGTTTTGTGCAATAAAAGTACCCGCCATTTATTGTTCTCCTTCCTTAATTTTTGAGACTCGGATTGGTCTCAAAGTTGTGCATTTGAGGTTGCGGTGTTTGCTGCGGTGTAAGATGTGCCGGAAATTCAACCGTGAACAGAAGCTCTCCGTTGACGATTTCGAATTCCGCATTTCGACCGAAAATAGATTGACCATTGCCTAGCTCCAGTAACTGGAACTCCTCTAAAAGGGCTGTGCCTACTTCTCGGAGATGCTTCTTAGGTTCTGCCAACTCCAACTCGCAGAGGTAGGTAATTCGAATTCGATATTCCCTCCTAACGCGGCCAAACATTTGACGTTCAGACCCAAGAGGCATTTGCTCCACGAAGAAGCATGGTCTTTTCGTATTTTGGTTTTGCTCTTCTCGATAGCGTCGAACTTGCGGATGATACTTTTGCAACTGCTTCAGTACGGGCTCCACAATAAATTCACTTCCAACTTCCACACAATCACCTCCAACCTTTTGATTTTAGCCAGCCTAGAAATGCACTTTCAAACTTGGCTGGCAATTGTTGCTGAACTTGTAAGATGGACAGTTCCGCCATATGGAATCCCGGAAATCTCTTTTCACCTTCCTTGGTGTTGTACGTAAAACCGTGTTCCATAAAGCTTGCGTACTCTACGGGATTCACAAGGCTTACAGTCATGTACGAATGATATATCTGCACATCTGTAATTTGCCAGGAACGACGTAAAGTACCAGTATCCACAGGCGTCCTAGGTCGTACGAGCCTCAATGCGATAAGGGCTTGCTTAATTAAGAAGCCCTCAATGAACGCATCGAACTCTGCCTGTATTTCCTGTAGGTCATGATACATTCTCAAGAACGCATCGTAATCAAATTTGCCACGAGCCACTAGGCATCACCGTCCATCTTAAGCTCAAACTCTTGATGAGTTACAAACCTGTTCGGGCGACCCGTCTCCGCTAAGAACCCGGTGAAGGTCTCGTACACTGTACCGTCGGAATAGCATTTTCGAACTGCAACTCTGTCGCCAGCCTTGACTTGAATGTCCGGGCTACAGAAGATTACTGGATTGCTCTTGATGGGCTCATGCAATGCTTCATCTTCGACAGTGTCTTTTGAGGTTTGAGATACCTTGCACGGGATATCCTTTTGCTGAGGCTCTTTCGGATAGGTGTTCAGCGTTGAACTATCCGAAGCAACGGTCTCCTCTACAGAGGTGATGTCCATTCGGTCGTTGTACAACAGTTCCAGGTATCCGGAATATCCTCTCAAGTCGATACTCATCACCACACCACCCTTCGAAACCTGTTCAAAGAGTCAAAGTAGTTCATAACGATTTGGTCAAGCACGTCAGCAAGCTTGTGAGCGTTGCTCGCTTGGTACTCTACGGAAGAAGTATCCGCAGAAAATCCAAGTGTGGTATCTCCTTCTTTGAGGCTCGAGAGTACTGTAGGCGTGCTGCTCTTCTTCGGAGCAACTTCCTTAGCAGCGACCTGCTGTTCAACCCACTTGAAGTAATCCACCAACATGTTGACCCACACGAACTTGAGTTCCCTAGGAACTTGATTCAAGTTGGTGTAGTTCAGAATAGCGTATTCGACTTCCTCTACGTACGATTCCAAGTCCGTAGGAGGAGTAATTTTATACTGTGCAAGTCGTGAAGCTACGACAGCATGTACTTCACTCTTCAGTGTGGACATATTACCCCTCCTTCTTCGAACTTACCTTCGACGTTGACTTCGCCTTTCCGGAAGCACTGCCCATGGGCTTCGTCACCTGAGATTTGGCACCAGAAAGTACCTTTGGACTTACGTTATCGAAAAGTTCTTCGGAACCCGAAATTTTTCCCGGGAAATTTTGGGGTATACGTTCGGTTTCTACTTCCGGGGTATTATTTATACCGCCTGAATTTGGCCGAACGTCCGTTTCCTGTTCGACTATCGTAAATCCAGCTGCTTTCAAAGCCGGGATCTCCTCTAAGGACACTTCGAAAGGTGTACCGCCAGGAATGAATTGTCCCTGGCGGAGTGTTGCAGTTTTACAAATAGCGTAAGGCATTCGTCATCCCACCTTAGGCCTTTACGGTGTTCAGCACGTATACAGCGTTCATCTTCTCGAAGGAAGGCAGAACGATCTCGGATACGGAAGTGACAACGTTGACGGGCAAGGATTCCTTCTTGGTCAGGACGGAGATACCAGTGTTGACGATTCTCACGTCAGCGTCCGTGTTGCCGGACATCAGGTCAGCCTCTTCGGGAGTGGTTCCGAAGTAGGTCGAACCTACAGCCTGGCTAGGCAGGAACACGATACGGTTGTCTTCCATGAACGCCTTCTCCGTTCCGTCGTATGCGGTATACATCTTCTCGTAGACCGTGAAGGTGATACCCGTCTTTCTGGAAAGGTAGCTCTGAAGCTCGGCATCAGACAGTGCCGTGTATGCCTCAAGCTCAGAAGCAATCTCGGAATCTGCAAGCATGTTTGCCCACGTTGCAGGAGACAGGATTGCGCGAGTGATGACAACACCCTTAGCGGCAGCACGTCTCTTGATCGCAAGGATGTCTGCGATTCTGTGAGGTGCAGCGCCAGTCCACTGAGCGTCACCGGCCAGCGTAATGACGTTGGAAGCTTTCCACTTTCCGTCTGCGTCGTAGTTGTAATTGTACGACACGTATACGCCAGACTCGTTAGGAGCGGCGATAGAAATCGTACCCTTCTGCAGCAGCTCGAAGCGCATGATCTCGGGTACAACAACTGCACCGTCGATCAGCACTGCGGAATCATCGAAGAGCTTCTCAACGATGGACTCAACGTACTGATTTCCGGCTGCGAGCAGCGTCAACAGCTGCTGACGATCTTCCTCACCGATTCTCATTGCCTCTCTGAAGAAGGGCATCTTCGTGCTGACCATGTCAACACCTTCGCGGCTTCTCAGTGTAGGCTTTGCATCGAATGCCGAAGGCATCAGTGCAACGGGCAACTTGTCGTAGCCCTTGATCCAGTCGAGCTTCAGACCCTGCATTCTCTTGGTGGGGAACAAGCCCTCACCCATGTAGGGAATGTTGTTGCTCTGCAACTCTTCCCAATAGGAAGCAATCGCGGGAGCATTTACGATGTCATAAATAGTAGGCATGTGATTTTATCCTCCTCTTGATTGATTACGCGTTTGCGGATACAGGCGCACCGAAGAACGTGATTCTCGGCAGTGCGGTCTTCGCAGCAGCAGCAGGTTCAGCAGGCAGCTTGCTTACCTTGACGGCACCCTCAAAGAGAAGCGCTCCGGTAGCAGCTCCGTCGGTAACATCGACGTCGTAGAAAACAACGCCCTTAGCGGAAGCGTCGTTTGCAGGCCAGATGGTACCAGCTTTGATAACTTTACGACCCTCAACGTCTACTGCAGTCTTGTCAGTAGTCAAGAAGGTCTGTGCGTGAGCTTGATACTCATCAGGATACATCAGGATCCCGGTGGGAGTACCAAAAGTCTTCGTGGTGAAAGGCATGTTGGACATGGATTAAATTCCTCCTCTAAAATAATGTTCCTGCGCTTTCTTTGCAGCATCGGCCGCAGCGATTTTACGCTTTGCCAGATTTGCTCCGAAAGCTTCGGGTGTGTTTTGCTCTGCAGGCGGATTATCTCCACCTTCAGGCGGGGTTTTACCAACGACTCTGAAGCCTGCATAAGGATTCGATTTTGCCGTCTCCTCTACGAAGAGGAACTTCTTCGCCTCTTGCAAAGCCTTTACCTGCTCGTCAAAGCCTGTCAGCTTCCCATCGTCTCCAGCGGATACCTTATCGGTATCAATCTGAGAGAGTACCAGATCCACATCGTGAACTTTGCCTGCCAGAGAAAGTCGCATTGCATTGGCCTTACGTTCCTTTGCGAGTGCTGCTTTAGCTTCAGCATCCTTGGCTTGGTTTGCAGTTTCCAGTTCAGAGATTCTCGTCTGCAGGGCAGCGTTATCGCCTTCGAATTTCTTCAGGCCTGCAATCTGAGTATCCCTTTCCTTTACCTGCGCGTTTGCGTTTGACAGCTGAGTGTTCACTTCATCGAATCTTGCCTTAGGTACGTAAGCACCACTTACTGCAGCTTTGTGAGCTTCCAGCACCTGCTTGGCCTGTTCGGAGGTGAGTCCTGCGGCTACCAAACTTTCTTGGGTCATTTCCATAGTATTTCTACTCCTTTCAAAACTTCGCTTTTTCACGTGGTAGCGGTTCCACGACATTTTGAATTCCAGAGATAATCTGGCTTATGCTGTTGGCGTATCGCCATCTTCGTCTTCCGGAAGAGGTGCCATAAACGCATCGAACTCCTCCTGGACGTCTTTAGGTGCACCTGGTTTCAGATGCCAACCTCTTTCGTCCGAATAAAAGTACGGACTATCAATAAACTTAGGTCGCGCTACACTCATATTACTTCACCTTCCCATTCTTTGAGATTTCTTTCTTGAACTCTTCTATGATAAGCTTGGCAGCTTCAGAAGCATTGTCACGGTTGTCAATCCAGTCCGTCCACGCTTCAGCGATTGTCTCTGCATTGTTGTGAGAAGCGTATCTGGAAATAGTTTCCTTCCACTCAGTCTTGTCGTAGTAGTTGCCAGTCTTCTTCGCCTTGTTCCACGCGCGCTCAATTGCATTTGCAACGAACGTCGACTTCGGCGAACCGAAATACGTACCATCAACTACGTGACCGAACTCATGCACGAACAAACTGTAAATGTCACCGTTCGCGGGATGCCACTTTATCCTAACGTCGTTTGCATAGGATTTTTCGAAAGCAGAATAGTCTGAGAACCACTTAGGATTCAACTGCATTCTCTGACTTTGATTCCATACCCACGCGTACGTGTTCGGATTCTTCTTCTGCTCGGACTCGTTGAAGTAGCTTATCGAAGGCATTCTTCTCAATCCTGCAAGAGTCATTTCAGGCTCAACCGCGTACATCCTTGCAACACCTTCATAAGCAAATTCAACTTCACTATCCGCAAGCGCGGAAACGTTAACGTTGTACGTCTGCGAGAACTCTTTGCGCATCTCTTCCACGGTGGATGCTTTGAAGATGTTTGCGCTGCTAGGTACTCTTGTCCGAGCTGTTGGAGTAGATTCGTTTGCCCAAGCTCGAGAATCAATTACGCTTACTTTATTAGCGTACAGCATCATTTTATTGGCGTACCGAGCCATATCCTCCTTAAGCTTCAAAGCTTCAGGAGAATTCTGGTGGTCCAACTCATCGAGCTGTCGCTGCGCTTGCAAGTAGCGATTTGCATTCTCATTTAAGGTTGTCTGTGCATTCGCACGAATCTTTTTAAGCAACTCTGCATTGCCGGCGGCCTGCTTAACGTCATCCGGAACCTCTCCGGTGATGTATCGATTTACGGCCTCCACTAGGGAAGCCCTGTCTGTGTATCCCCGGAAGTGGTCCCAACCAACGAGTGCTCCAGAGAGTGCCGATTCTGCAACGTCTCTAGTGGCGAGTGAAGCTTTCCAATCTGAATACGTCTGCTTCGGTACGACAATGTACTGCCCATCCTCGTCCTTGGCAAGTCTCGTCTCGTCGTAGCCTTCCATATCAACATCCGGCAGAGTCGTTGAACGACAGCTCACATGCATCGGCGGAAGGTTTACACCCGCCTGAGCATCTTTTACATTGAAGTGCATCCCATCGAGAGATTGGCAAACTTCACTTGTACGATCATCAAGTGTGGCCATGAACTCATACGTCTCAACGTCAGCTTGCTTGTAAGTATGCATGTCTGCTTGGGCTGCTACGTTAGAGCCTTCTGTCCGGATGGTTGCTTCCGCAGAGTACCTTGGAGTGTTCATCAGCTTCGAAAGCTCTTTTGCAAGGTCTTGAGTTGACCGACCTAGTAAAAACTGTTGCGGAAGAAGCACGTTCAAGTTCTTTACCAACTGCTCGGTGTTCCTCCACACACGGGAACTAAAATCATCATCGCTGTATCCTTGGTGGATGAGAGCTTGGATCTGCGAAGGTGCAAGTCCTTCGAAATCAACACCCCAACCCATGTACTGCTCAATGTTATAGTGCTGGTGGGATTCCTGCTCGGAATAGATTTTCGAGAGGGTGTCCCCAATAACATTTTCAGTAGTAACACCAAGTTCTACAGCGTGATGACGCACCTCCGCTAGGAGGGCTTCTTGTCTGGAGATGTACACTCGACGTTTTAACTGCTCGAGGTACTCTTTCTCCTCAAGTGTAGAAGCTGCCTTTGACAACTTCGTAATCTGTCTTCGAAAGGAAGTGAGTTCCGAAGGCGTTAAGCGTACTCGTGCATCCGCAGGACTGATCGTGCCCTCGGTGTTGTACTTCAAGTAGTACTGCTCGATGCGAGAGAGCAAAGTCTCTTCCGCAGCGGAGAAGGCTTTACGAAGCTTTTCGATGCCAGCATTCTTCGAACGTTCGTTTCGCTTGTCATTCTCTTCTGCACGCGTTGTCCAGTACGCATTTGCCATTGGAATACACTCCTTTCTACTTTATATAGCCGACAGCCACTTCTGAGTGAAGAACCGGAGGCATCATTCTTCCGAAGACCCAGTTGTGGCTGCTGCATTCGATTTGGCTGCTGCTGTAGCAGCAGTCATCTCGACTTGTAATCTCATTTCCTCTTCAGTCTTCTCGAAGAGTTCCTGTTGCTCCTTCTTCAACTGTTCTTCCTCTTCAGAAGCGTCAGTTACGTAAGGATGCTGTTCAAGAATAGTCTTGTTGGAAATCATTCCAACGCTGTTCTTGAGGTTGGAAATCGTTTCAGTCTCATTGATAGTGATGTCCGTATTGAACGCTACTTCAATGTTTGCGTCTGCGAAATCCTGACCGGTCTTCAGAAGCAAGTCCTGCTTGATGAACCACGCGAATTGCTCGAGCGACCAAGCAATCTCCGCACCGAAGTCGTTACAGTCCATATCCAAGTCGGAGTACACGAACTTCAATGCAACTCCGCTTGCATTTCCTAGGTCTTTATTCTGGGTATCGACTCCACCACCGAACTCAAAGATATCTCTGCGCGTTCTGTTCAGGTGGTTCTCCAGGGCGTCTGTAGAGATGCTCGTATCCAGAGTAGACACTTCACCGGATCCTCTTAGGAAGAGCGTTCTGTAGCGCGAGAGGTTATACACGAACTCGCCCTTGTCAGTACCGTCGTAGTCCTTAACGACCTTGATGCGATCGGGTTCGTCTTCAATGACGTTAGAGAGGTCACTTGTACGTCTGTCGTAGTCGTCAATCAGATGTCGGATGTACTTGAGCAGCGAATCCTCCTCAGGATTGTACTTGATAGGAATCAGCGGAATGCGGTTCCACATCATCTCGTCCACTTCGGCAGCCTGGTATTCATTACCTTCTTCGTCTACCAAAGTCTCTCCGTCTCTCTCGAGAGTGAAGTTCGACTCGAAAGGATGTTCGTCATCCGCGTGAAGACCATCGTCGTCTCTGATATAGTTGAACACCTTGTCCTTGGTGTAGTACTTGACGTATTGGACGATGTCCTTCTCAGAACCTTCGTACACTTCGATTTCGTATACTCGGATAGC